TCGTGCGGCGCGGTGGCGGCCGCGGCCGCGGCGGCCGTGTCCACGGCGCGGCCGGCGGCGTTCGCCTCGTCCGCCGCGGTGGCGGTGTCGGTAGCCGTGGCGGTCGCCGTGGCCGTGGCCGTGGCCGTAGCCGTCGCCGTAGCCGTCGCCGTCGCGGTTGCCGTCGCCGTAGCCGTAGCCGTCGCCGTCGCCGTAGCCGTCGCCGTCGCCGTCGCCGTAGCCGTAGCCGTCGCCGTCGCCGTAGCCGTAGCCGTCGCCGTCGCCGTCGCCGTAGCCGTCGCCGTAGCCGTCCGCGTTTGCGGCCTTCGATATCCAAGGCTCGCCGATGTAGGCGGCGGTCAGCCCAGCAATTTGCAGGTTGTTGGCCTCGACCCACTCGACGACGCCTTCGTAACACGCGCCAGCGTCCAGCACGTCCACGACCGTGACTCGCGGCCGGTATTCGAGTGTGCTCATTGAATGGCGTCCCACACCTTTTGAGCGGCTTCAGAGACCTCGATCACGGCGGTGACCTTGCGGACTTCGATGTCCGCTTTGCAGGAGATCAGGGATTTCGGGTTCGGTCCGATCTCCGCCAGTTCGACTAGACCGCGAGTCGTGCGCCATCGAATCGCCATCCGGGCGTCCTTCAGATGGATGACGGATCCGCTCGTGTCCGTGGCGTATCCGAAGAAAACGCCGCGGTGTTCGGTGGTCACGATGACGGGGCGAAGCTGGGTCGACATGGGACGGGTTCCTTTGGGGTTGAGTTCAATCTCGGCGCGTACGCTGGACGGCGGCCCTTCAAAGGGCCGGGGTGTTGCGAATTCGCATCAGGCCTGAAGAACGGCCGGATCGGTGCGAAGTGATTGTTGCGTCAGGCGCGTTGAGCCCGACGTTCGGGAAGCATGCCGAGCGCCGTCTTGAGGCGGCGCATCGCGGCGGCGTTGTACCCCTTTGCGTTGCTGTGCGGGATCTTGATGGGGTCGATCCCCAGTTTGCGCGAAACTTCCCGCACGGTCTTTACGTCCACGCCGAGTTCGGCGGCGGCCTCGGACTGGATCAAAACGTCCTTCATTCGGGTTTCCCGTCGGTGGTTTTGGTCGGAGCCAAGGCTAGTGGTCTGGCCTGACTAAGTGAAGGGTAATACGCTCAACGCGGCGTGTCAATGCGCCAGGTGAAATTTTTTCTTGGCGCACAGTCATTGGATCAAGTAGCCACGACGGGCAGGGGCATCCCCAAACACTCCGCGCACCGCGCCAGGTTGGTCGGCCCCGCCTTGTCCTCGCGCGTGCAGTCGCCCCCAGCACATCCGCACGCGGGGCGGACATGATGGGGGCAGGCCCTCATTGCGAGGATTGCAGCCCGCCAAGGGTTCGGCGGGGGGACCATTTTGTTGACGTCGGCGTTTTGGTCGGGTGTGGATGCGGCGAAGGCAAGCGAGCGATCCCGGACGAGATCGGCGTATCCCTTGTGTCCGGCTGCGATCAAGTCGCACAAGTGTTTTCGTCTATGCGTTTCTGCCCAACACTCGACGCCGGTTCCGGCCATCGGGCACGCATCGCACTTCACAGCGTAACCTCGAAGTCCGATCCGATCGGCAGAAACAATTCCCACGCCTCGCCAATCGGAAAGCCGGTGATTTCGAACGTGATGGACAGCGGCGAACACGAATACGCTACATGATTAAGTACTTTAATCGAAATCCCAGGGGTATTCGGCGGACAGTAATAGTTGTCTCCGCCGTAGCTGCATCCAATCCCGGCTTCGACTGAGATCGCAAGCGTAAATTTGGATAACGATGTCAGCCATTGAAGGCGATAAAGTAGATTGAGGGTTCCGGCAACCGGCGGCCCAGCGTCGCAGCAGACGTCCGCGTCGATCTCGATCTCGCCGTTCCATGAACAGATATCGCCGTCGGTTCCGGTCGATGTAAGGGTCAGCGTTACGTCGCCGTGCGGCGTGCTCAGCGTAAGCGTTCCGGCCGTCGCGCCGGTCGAGGCCCAGCATCCGCAGTAGCTTCCGCCGCTTCCGCCTCCGGAGCAGCACGGATCGCACGGCTGATTGTGCTTTCCCATCAGCACTCAACCCAGTCGACAACCCATCCGCAGCACGTCATGATCGCCATCCCGTGTTTGTTCGCGGCGACGGCCGTCGTCGACTTGTTCCAAACCGTCGTCGTTTCGCCCGTGTCTGTGCCCGCTCCGGTCGGCCCAAACGTCCAGATCGCGACGGCGCCGCTAGTCATCTGAGTGACCGACGACGCCGCGCCGACGCCGGAGCCGCTTGATTTGAAGTGGAGACCGTAGCCGATCGGCCCCCCGGGGGAGGCCGGAATCGGCGGGTTGTTCACCTTCCCGGTCTCGGCGCGGATGAGTTGGCGCTTGAGCCGCTCCGCTCCCTTGCGTGAAATTGTGCCCATGCGTCAGGTCAACTCCACACGATTCCGGGGAAGTCCGACTCGGCGAACCCGAACACGTTGAACGGGAGTTCCGGGCGAGTGTGGTGTGTGTTGAACACGGGGGTCCCCCCGACCGCGAGCGCCGCGCCCGAACCGTTGAGCGGGACGGCGTCCTCGACGGGGACTCCGCCCTTCAGGATCGGCGTCAGGTAGGTCGTCCCCGAGATCGTCGTCTTCGCCCGCTTCCCGGCGTCGAGGACGACGCGGGGCCAACCGTCACGCTTGTACGCGAACTGATACGTCACTTTCCAGACCCACCCCTCGTCCGCGTCCCATTCGAGATCGGCCGTGATGGGCAAAGCCCGCACCGTCAGGGGGTCGGCTCCCATCCAGACGTCGGAGTTGATCGCGTTGCGGTATTCGTCCGCGAGCGAAGCATTGAACGTCGCCTGGTAGCGGACGATTTGGAGGATCGGCCGCGCGTCTTCTTCCGTCAAAGCGGGTTCGTAGGGGTCGCCCGCCGAGTTGACGATCGCGTCCCCTTCCTTATCCGCGTCGACCACCATGTCGACTTGATTGTAGATCCAGGAGACTTGGAGCGGGCGGGCGGTCGGAAGCCTGGGATTGAGGTTCGGGTCGTACGGCCCGTAGGTCGCTGTGAAGATCCAACTCAGACCGTCCTCGGCCGACGCGTCGCGCACGACTCCGATCCGGCGGACGAAAGCTCCGGCGTCCTCGTCGCCGTTCACGTCGTAGATTTCGCCGTGCCGCACGGGCCCGCCGAGCATCACGGCCATCGCCGATTCGCTGCGCGTGCTCGACAGGATCCGCCAGGTGCGAACGAATTCGCGTTTCCAGTTCTCGTCATACGATCCCGACGTCTCGAATAGCTCGACGGTGGATACGATCGCCATTCAGAAGACCTCCGCCGCGCCGCTGGAAACAAGCGAGCGGGATAGTTGGTCGAGGACGCTCACGGCCTTCGTTTGGAGGTCGACGAGCCTGCTTGTGTTGTCCGCCGTCTTCTTCCCGGCGTCGTCCGCCCGGGTCGAGTCCGCCGCGCGAAGGATCGTCGAGCGGGCCTCTTGAGAGCCGAACTCCATCGCGTTCGCGAACGGGTTTTTCGCGGCCGAGTCGGACGCCTTCGCCTGATCCTGGTTGAGCGTGTCGAGCCCTTTCGTCGTGATGCGGTTGACGGTCGTCTGGTCGAGGAGTCCCGCGCCCGCGAGTTCCTTCAGTCGCTTCTGTTCCGCCTCGAATTTCTCGAGGGGAGTCATGGCGGCCTCGACGAACCTCTCGGCGTCGGACTTCATCGCGTCGAAGGCTTTCGAGGTCGCCTTCTCGGCCCCGTCGGCGGCGGCCTCGATCGCGGCGAACGCCTTGGGGGTCTGGTCGACGGCCTTCGCCGCGGCGTCGGCCTTTGAGGCGATCTCGGCCATCGCGGCGCGGGCCTGGTCGCCGTAGGACGCTTTCGAGGCGGACGCTACCAGGGCGTCCCCCTGGGTTTTCGTCGTCCTTGCGAGTTCGTCCGCGACGGCTTGCAGCGTCTGGGTCGCGGCACTCGCCGCGCCGTTGCCGGTGACTGCCCCCCACATCGCGTCAAAGGCCTGGGAGGCTTTGAGGGCCCCCCAGACGATCCACTCGAATCCTTGGGTGATCGCCTTCTGTGCGACGAGGAAACCGAGCCGAAGCGTGTCGATCACGTCGAGGGCAACCGCGATCGACTCGACGATCACTCCGACGCTTTGGGCGACAACCTTCCCCATGTTCGTTCCGCTTGATGCCAGTCCGACGAAGTATTCGGCGGCGGCCGTGAGGTAGGGGGAGAGTTCCGACGCGATCCTCGCCCCGACTCCCGCGATCACGGCGCCGATCCTATCGAAGGCGTCGAACAGTTTGCCGATCCCCTGGCGTTGGGCCTCCGAAACCGCGCCGAAGGTTTCGAACTCGGCCGTCAGTCGGCCAATCTCGTCGCCTCCCGCGTTGATCGTACCGAGGACTCCGACGCCTCCCTTGCCGAAGATTTCCATCGCGAGGGCGGCGCGGCGGGCCGGGTTGTCGATCTTCGAAAGCTCGCCCGCGATCGTGGCGAACGCCTTCGAAGCGTCCATTCTCGCGAGGTCTCCGGCCTTCAGGCCGATCGAGGACAGCGTGTCGCCGGTCGGTCCGCCCTCGGCGGCGGCCTTGCCGAGATTGACGGTCATCTTCGCGAGGGCCCCGTCGAGCGACTCCGTTTCCGAGCCCGTGAGCTTCGCGGCGTAGCGAAGCGCGAGCAGGCTCGACGTGGTCGTTCCCAGCCGGTCGGCCATGTCTCCCGCGTCGTCGACCATCTTCGCGCTCTTGAGAGCCAGGGCCCCGATCCCGACGGCGGCGGCCGATCCGGCGGCGGACGCGATTTGCCCAAAGCCCGCGACGGCCGACATCGTGGCGGTTCCGACCGTCTTCGCGAACCGGGTGACGATGTTCGCGCCTTCGTTGAGATCCTTTCGAAGCGACTCCGTCTTCGCGCTCATCCCGATCACGATGTTGCCGATCGTCGCCATATCGTCGCCTCTTTATTTTTTACGGGGAGCCGCTAGCCGAAGGGCAGAGAGGATGGATTCCGGCGTGGCGGACTTGCGCGGCGGGGCGGGAGGACGCACGGGGTAGAAGTCGTGGAGTTCGACCCGCTTGTCGCCGTGCGCCCGGGCGTTCGCGAGGGCGACGACCGCGGAGCCGAAGTGCGGGTCGAGGTCGCCCGTGACATTCGCGAACGCGATCCACTCGGAAAGTTCGGCGGACGTGATCCCCTCGAGAAGCTCCCGGGGGGATCGGCAACCGAGGTGCGCGGCCAGGCGGAACAGGAAGATCCGATCCGGCCGCTCTCTCAGTTTTTTTCCAGGGCCTTCACGTCTTCCCGCGTGAAGCGGGAGAGGGCGAAGGCGCAGTCGACGACCCGGTCGAGCGCGGCGACGGGGAGTTGATCGACGGCGTCGACGTCCTCCGGCTTGAACAGGTTCACGCCTTGCTCGTCGCAAAGGGAGGCGACCGCAACCCGCGATCGGAACTTCGTCGGGCGGTTGGCCTCCCGGAGAGAGGCGGTCGTCGTCTCGATCGCCTCCCGTTCGCTCGCCCGCATCTCGCGGACGTAGGCCGTGCCGCCCCACTCGGGAATTTCCAGGGGGACGATCTTGAGCGAAGTGATCGAAAGAATCGTCGCGCGGTCGATGGCCATACGCAAACAGGCTCCGATATCAAGGGGTGATGGTGACGTCGTCGGCGACCTTGATCGTGACCTCGCAAAGAAGGTTTTCCTCCGCGCCGCCCGCGTTTGGCGCAAAGTTGGTCACGATCCCCGCGAATTCGTAGGTCGCGGCTCCGGAGTCCGCGAGCGTGATCTTGAAGTTCTCGAGCGCGGGCGAGAGCACGAGCGAGGAGAGCGCGGCGTGGGGCGAGAGCCCGGGGTCGTATTGGATCGTGAAGGTGACTTCCCCTCCGTCGTAGATCGTCGAGGGGCGAAACGTCTTCGCGCCGGTGGTCTCGAGGTTCGTCGTTTCGATCGGAGTGACCGTCATCCCGGGGCCGGTCACGTTCAGGATTTGACCGATCGCGGTGAAGACCGAAGGGCCGGTCGAACTTTCGTAGGAAAGAACCGTGCCGAGAGCTGGTGCAACCGCCATTTCTGGCCTCCGCTGATATCAGAGTCTGTAGTCAAATCGGTAGTCGACGACGCGGACGAACGTCCCCGCGTCCGATCCGTTCCCGGCGATCATGTAGTCGTCGGTCTCGGCTTGTTGAAGGCAGGTCTCGACGACGCATCCGGACATCGTCCCGCCCGTCGCGTAGCTTCCGAGCAGGGCGTCGACGGCCCTCGCGAGGTTCTCCGCGACGAGGTCCGTAGCGGCCTGGCACTCCATCACGGCGCGGGCGACGCGCTGGTCGGTATGGCCCGAGAACACGTTGCCGCGGACGTCGCTCGGAACGTGAACGACGATCAGCGGGAGAGCCGTCGTCTTCGGCGCGTGGTTGGGGAGGACGCGCGAGCCGACGATCGCGGAGACTCCGGCGTCGGCCTTGAGCGCGGCGACGAGTCCGGCTTTGAGGGTCGCCATATCAATAAATGGGTTGCGTGAGGATGTCGCATGTCGACGACTCGCAGCGGCCGTACCATGCATCTCGGCTTAGGGTGTCCGTCAAGTCTTTCCCGGAGCCGATGATGATCCCCACGCTTCCGGCGGATCCGGTGAGACCGGCGACGCGGACGTTGACCGATCCCTGGTTTTGGAAAAACGTCCCCAGCCGGTCGGCGTTGTCCGCCGCGAGCAGCGTCCAGGACGTCGACGCGAGCGTCGTTACGACCGGTGCGCCCTTGTTTCCTCTTCCTATGATCGCCATTGATATCCCCTTAGCCGATGTTTATGGATTGACCGTCGCCCACGCCGAAGCCGGGGCGTCTCCCGAAGACGACGTGATCGGCGGCGGACGAGGAAACGGTAATCGCCGCAAGAAACGCCGTCTTGATCTTGTCGTAACCCGTCGCCGTCGGGTGAAGCCCGTCGGAGCAGTCCGCCCCGGCGGGAGTGATCCATCCATCGGTCGAAATGTATTGGCAAGGCGAACCGACGGCCGTGACGGCGTCGGAAAGAGCCGTGTTGTACGCTGTGCGGTTCGTCGTCGCCGTGGCGTTCGTCGTGTTGAGGATGCCTAAGACGTAAATCTTGGTCGGCCCCGTCGCGGCCAACGACGTCAACATCGTTTCGGCCGACGTCCGGAACGCGGCGGCGTCGATCGTGCCTCCCACGTTCGCCGCGTCGTTGACTCCGTATAAAACGACGTATGCGTCCGGGTCGATTGCGGTCACTTCGGCGACGCGGGTCTCGCCGGATTGGGTGGTGACGTGCGCCCCGCCCGATCCGTAGTTTTTAAGCGTCGTCGAGGACCGGCCGGACGCAATGTATCCGACGCCTTGATTGATCGCGATTAGGTGCGGATGGGCGAGCGTCTCGTCGTTGGACGTGCCGATTTGCCCATTGGTAATCGAGTCGCCGTAGAAGGCCCAGACGGGCAGGGCGGCCAGCGTCGAGGTCGAGATTTCCGTGCCGCCGGTCGCCATCACCGCGAAGAAAATGACCGACTCGGAACCGGCCGTAATCCGGTACGTCTGGGCCGACGCCGCGCCGATCCCGCTTTTGACCGTAACCCACTGCCACTTGCTTGTGCTCGGAAGCGTGACGGGCGACGACTCGTCCACCCCGTCGATCGTCAGCCTGATCTTTTTGCCGTTACAATATGCAAAAATTTTGATGACGTCGCACGTCGCGACGAACCGGAAGCCCACGCCGGGGAAAGTCGAGTCCGCGTAGGACGTATTTCCCTGGCTGCTGCTCGACGCCGTTCCCGACGTGATCTTGACGTATCCCGCCGCGACTGCCGTAGTCAACTGGCGGACGGTCCCGTATCCGGTGGGAGCCGCAACGGCTGGAGCCGCGCACGTGACCGCGAACCCGTTGGTCAAGTCGAAGATCGTTTGAGCCGAGCCGCCCG